GCTGTGCAACAGTGGGTAGCGCAGGATTTCGAGCGGGAGAGGCCGCGGTTAGTCTCTCGAATCGCTCAGATGAGGGAACGGCTGTTCTCTGCTGCCGTGCGGAAGGGTCAGCTGCAGACTGCTGCGATGTTGCTAAAAGACATGGGCGCCGTGGTCGGTGAGGTCGCACCGGAAGCCCAGGCCGCCGCGGCCCCAGTGCTGCGTGTGGAGATTGACGATAAGCGCAACGCAGAGTCTTAGGCTGAGATCCAGCGCCTTAGGTTGAGACAGTAGACAGCTGCAGAACCGGCAGCCACTGCCCTGGCGCGGGCTGCTGCTGTCTTTATACTGTGCAAGACAACAACGGACGCCGACCCATGGCCCACCCCTCCATCAACCCCAAACTTGCCGCCGGCCTGCTGTTCGCTGGGGCCGCTTGCTGCACGTTCCTTCCCCTTACCGCTCTCCTGGTGTTCGCCGGCGGTGGTGCTCTGTACCTGGACGCCGCACGCTGAGCCCACCTACAACAAAGCCCCCCTAAGCGGGGGGCCTTCTTTGTGCCTGCCTGCTCAGCTGCAGGCCGCTTCCAGTGAGGCTATGGGGTCATCACTGGCGGCAGCTGCAACCAGAGCCAGGCCGCCTACGCAATACTGCGTGAGGTTAACCTCAGCGAGCCAGCGGCCAACAGCGAGAGGATCTCGGCGGCAGTGGATGCCGTGAGCGCGGAGAGCTTCGGCGGCGATGCGTACGGAGGTCATGGGGGGCTGTGTGTGCCTACTTGTTAAGTATAACACCACCGCCGCTTCAGCGTGGCAGACTTGTTACACTTTGCAATCTGGCCGGGGGTGGGGTTCGAGTTCTGGCGGAGTGGGAGCGGGTCCCAGGGAACCTACTGATATAACTGAGTTTCCTTCTACTGTGCTAAACTAAGCTGTTCTGTACTACATTCCCATGCTTTCCCTTGCTCTGGTACTCGCCACCGCCTACCCAATCACGAAGGTTGGCTCGTCCTGCCCCTACGGCTACTACTCCCAAGGCGGCTATTGCCAACCAAATGCGGTCATGCCCCAGCCAGCTCGCGCCATCCCCAAAACCAGCGCCGCCTGCCCGCTAGGCACCTACACCTCCGGCAATTACTGCAGCTGGATCAAACACCGCTAGGGGGCAGGGGTTCAATTCCTGTAATACCCTAGAAGGTACCCGTACCCGAAAAAGTGACCGACACGGCTGGAACCCTCTCGCTCCGCTACGCCCAGGGGCAAGTGTTCTCCAGCCGTAAACGCTTCCGTGTCTTGGTTGCCGGCCGCCGTTTCGGCAAGAGCTACCTCTCCTGCATCGAACTCTTGCGTGGGGCAATCGAACGCCCCGGCGAAACCTTTTTCTACGCCGCCCCCACCTACCGCATGGCGAAGGACATCGCCTGGAAGGTACTAAAAAAACTCGTCCCAAAAGCCTGGATCAAATCCAAAAACGAGACCGACCTGAAAATCGAGCTGGTGAACGGCTCCACCATCGAACTGAAGGGCACTGAAAACGCCATGGCCCTGCGAGGCCGCAGTCTTGCTGGCGTGGTGCTCGACGAAGCCGCGTTCATGTCCAGCGACGTCTGGTTCGAGGTGATCCGCCCCGCCCTCGCCGACAAACAGGGCTGGGCATTGTTCATCTCCACCCCCGACGGCACCGCCAGCTGGTTTTACGACCTCTGGTGCTATTGCGACCAGGACGACCCGGACTGGCACCGGTGGCAGTTCACCACGATCGACGGCGATAACGTCCCACCGGAAGAAATCGAAGCTGCCCGCGCCCAACTCGACGCCCGCACCTTCCGCCAAGAATTTGAGGCCAGCTTCGAGAATCTCAGCGGTCTCGTCGCCGTCTCATTTAGCGACGAAAACATCGACAGCGTGGTGCAAGACCTCCCGGTTCTACCCCTGCTGCTGGGCGTGGACTTCAACGTGGACCCCATGTCCGCCGTATGCGCGGTCAAAAAAGGCGACGTGCTCTGGGTTTTCGACGAAATCATCATGACCGGCGGCGCCACCACCTGGGACCTCTGCGAAGAAATCCAATCCCGCTACGGCATCGAGCGCCGCATCATCGCTTGCCCGGACCCCACCGGCGGCGCCCGCAAAACCAGCGGCGTTGGCGCCACCGACCACAACATCCTCCGCAAGAGCGGATTTACCGTATCCAGCCCCCGAAATCCCTGGAAAATCCGCGACAAAATCACCTGCGTCAACACCGCCCTCCTCGATGCCTCTGGAACGCGCCGCCTCTTCATCCACCCCAAGTGCAAAGAGCTAATCAAGTCCCTCCGCACATTGACTTATGCCCCTGGAACCGGCCTCCCCAACAAAAATCTCGGCGTAGACCACGCATTTGACGCCCTGGGCTACCTCTGCCTGCAAACTTTCAACCTCGCCAAACCAGAGAACCTCGGAAAGACCTCCTATCGTGTGTGGTAAGTACGACGACTGGTTATGCCTGGACATTACGGCGACATGAAGATGCCCAAAAAAGGTAAAGCTAAGCCGATGCCGGCCAAGAGCACCAAGAAAAAAGCACCTAAGAAAAAGTAATGGCTAAAAAATCCGGTTTGTACGCCAACATTGCGGCCAAACGCAAGCGCATCGCCGCCGGCAGCGGCGAAAAAATGCGTAAGCCTGGAACCAAGGGCGCCCCCACCGCCGCTGCCTTCAAAGCATCCGCCAAAACCGCCAAAAAAGGCAAGAAATAGGCCATGTCCTTATTCGTCCAGACCTCCTCCTACACCAACCCCTTTGTAACCACGGCTCTACCCGTTGGTGTCGGAGATGCTTTTGGACGTCTACGCACATCTAACCCACTTACTCTTTTCGATTCCAGCCACCGATACCACGACAACGGCCTCTGGGCCACCTCCACCGCCACCGGTGGAACGTCCACGTTCGACGTTAACGCCGGCCTCGTCAACCTCGCCGTAACCACCAGCTCCGGCTCCGAGGTCATCCGCGAAACCACCAAATGCTGTTCATACCAGCCGGGCAAATCCCTGCTGGTGATGTCCACTTTTACACTGAACCCCGCCAAAACCGGCCTCCGCCAGCGCGTCGGCTACTACGGCGCTGCCAACGGCATGTACCTAGAACTTGCCAATAACACCCTCTCCTTCGTCGAACGCAGCTCCTCCACCGGCTCCCTCGTCGAAACCCGCGTCTCCCAATCCGACTGGAACACCGACCCCCTAAACGGCGACGGCCCCTCCAACCTCGAACTGGACACCACAAAGTCCCAAATCCTTTGGATGGACATTGAATGGCTGGGACTCGGCACCGTCCGCCTAGGTTTCGTTATTAACGGCAAATTTATCCATTGCCATTCCTTCCACCACGCCAACATCATTACTTCAACTTATATCACCACCGCCTCACTTCCTCTCCGATACGAAATAACAAACACCGCCGCCACAACAAGCGCCAGCACCCTCAAACAGGTCTGCTCGACTGTACTTTCCGAAGGCGGCTACGAACTCCGCGGCCTCCAACAAGCCATCGGCACCACCATCACCGCTCCACACGCACTTACCACCGCCGGCACTTACTACCCGGTTATTTCCTTACGTCTTAAAGCAGCTGCACTAGACGCAATCGTCATTCTCACCGCTCTATCCATCCTGGGCGCCTCCGCCAACGCCAACTACAACTGGCGCGTAATGGCTAACGCCACCACTACCGGCGGCACTTGGACAAGCGCCGGTAGCGAATCCAGCGTCGAATACAACCTCACCGGCACCTCCACAGCCGGCGGCCGCATCCTGGCCCAGGGCTACTTCAGCTCCACCAACCAAAGCACAGCATCCGTAGACATCCTCAAGGAAGCCCTATTCAAATTCCAACTGGAACGCAATGGCCTCACCTCCACCCCTTACGAACTAAGCCTTGTTGTTACAGCCAGTGCGGCAACGTCTAATGTGCACGCATCCATGGACTGGGAAGAAATCAGCCGCTGATGACCATCCAGACAATCACCGGCAGCTGCCTCCACATCGAAATTGACGGCGAGGAAGGCACCACGCACGCCACGTTTGTATTCAAAACCCCCTCAATCCCTGACACCTTGGGCAACTTTATCAAGATGCTCGCTATGGGCATCGAAGTGCTGGTGCCCATCGAAAACCCCGAAGACGAGGAGGAAGACGATGATTGAGTATCGCGGCGAAAAATTCGACGGCTACAACAAGCCCAAGCGCACCCCCAACCACCCGAAAAAATCCCACGTCGTCCTCGCCAAGGAAGGCGACACGGTAAAACTCATCCGTTTCGGCCAACAGGGCGTATCTGGCTCACCAGCACAAAAA